CTAATGGTCGTGTAACATCAGTATCAACATTTGCGGTTAGTGATCCATCATCCTTAGCCTTCTCAATTGCTTTAGGATAAAATATGGCAAAACCAACCACAAGAAAACTATTTAAAGACTATTGCCTACGTAGGTTAGGTTGGCCTGTCATTGATATCAACGTAGATGATGACCAAGTAGAAGATCGTATTGATGACGCTTTATCATTTTTCTACGATTATCATTATGATGGTACTGAAAAAATCTATATGAAACATAGAATAACGGCTGAAGATATTAATCGCCGTTGGATTTATTGTCCAGATGCAGTCATTTCTGTAAATAGAGTTTTTCCTTTTGATGATTCTAATTCATCAATTAATATGTTTGACTTGCGTTATCAATTACGTTTGCACGACTTATATGACTTCACATCGGTAAGTTATGTGTCATATGAAATTACTATGCAACATATTGCAACATTGAATATGTTGTTCTCTGGTCAACCACAATTCAGATTCAATCGCCATCAAAACAAACTATTTTTGGATATTGATTGGAGTAGCGATAGAGATGTTGGTGAATATGTTATTATGGAATGTTATCGTGCATTGACACCAGATACAATCACATTGACTGGTACATTTTCTGCTAACACAACTTCAAACACAGTTACAGGTACTGGTTCAATTCTTGACCAAGAGGTTTTAGAAAATGACATGATTACAATTAATGGTGTAGAAAAACAAATACGACACATTAATTCACCGACTGAATTTGTATTAGTAAGTCCAGTGACAACTAATGTTGCAGCTGCGACTATAACGAAAACAGGCGCATCTGATGTTTGGAACGATAGATTCTTAAAAAAATATGCAACTGCAAAAATCAAATATCAATGGGGTTCTAATTTAAGTAAATTTGCTGGTATTCAAATGCCGGGTGGAGTCACACTTGATGGTCCTAGAATCATGCAAGAAGCACAAGCTGAAATTGATAAGATTGAAGAAGAAATGTATACAATGGGTAGCTTACCGAGTGAAATTTTTGTAGGATAAAAATGGCAACAAATGTCTATTTTAATCCGTTTCCCAAGAACATAACTTCTGAGCAACTGCTCGTTGAAGATTTACTTATTGAGGCAATGCAAATCTATGGCATGGAAGTATTCTATTTGCCTAGAAGTAGCCGTGACCAAGTAGATTTTCTATACGGAGAAGATACACTAAAACAATATACCGAAGCGTATACAATTGAAATGTATCTTGAAGATGTTACTGGAATGGAAGGTGAAGGTGACTTCATCTCTAAATTTGGATTAGAGATTAGAGATGAGGTTACTTTATTAATATCTCGCAGAAGATTTGCCGCAACTGTACCACAAAAAAGACCACAAGAGGGTGACTTAGTTTATGTGCCTTTAGTACAAAACTTTTTTGAGATTACTTTTGTAGAACACGAAAACAATCAAGCGATGTATTACACATTGGGCCGTGGCCGTGGTGCCAATGTCTATGTCTATGCACTAAAGATGAAACAGTTTGTATTCTCTAATGAGATTGTTGATACTGGTATCAGAGAAGTTGATGAACAAATTAGAGATGCATATCCAAGAACTCGTATTACATTGTTGTCTGGTTCAGGTAATTTTGTTGAAGATGAAATAGTATACCAAGGTGCTAATCTTGCATATGCAACCGCACAGGCTATTGTGCATAATACGACTGCAAACTCTTTCATAGATATCATTAGAGTATCTGGTTCATTCTTAACTGGTAGTGTAAAAGGCAATACAAGTTCTGCAAATTGGATTATCAATACTGTCTCTGATACTGCGTTGATGAATACCGCATTTGAAGATGTTGTCGATAATGCTAGAATACAATCTGAAGCTGCTGGAATCTTAGACTTCACAGAACACAATCCATTTGGTGAACCTTAATGTTAGGTAATGCACATTTTTATAATAGAACAATACGAAAAGTTGTCACAGCTTTTGGTACGATGTTTAACGACATTCAACTACAAAGATATAACAAAGATGGAACAAGAGCTTATGAAATATTCAAAGTACCTCTTTCATATGGCACAAAAGAAAAGTATCTAACTAGAATCACATCTGATCCAGATTTAACAAAATCGATTGCAACAACTGTTCCTAGAATGTCATTTGAATTGACAGGAATGAGTTATGATACAAGTAGAAAACTACCAACAACAATAAGAAACTTTTCGGCCAACACTTCCACAACATCTTTACAAACACAATATTTGCCAGTACCATATGACTTTGAATTTTCAATGTCAATCTATGTAAGAAACACAGAAGACGGAACACAAATATTAGAACAGATTTTACCATTCTTCACACCAGACTTTAACGTAACAGTTAACTTTATTCCTGGTATGGATCAGAAGTATGATATGCCAGTCAAACTCAATTCTGTAAATACAACTACAGATTATGAAGGCGACTTTATGTCTACACGATTAATCATGTGGGATTTAACATTCACAGCAAAAGGTTACATTTGGCCGCCAGTTCAGAATGGCAAAATTATTCGTCAAACTACTGAGAATATTTACATAGATGTTTCTAGTATAGATGGACAAAGAGTCATTGTGCATACTGCAAATGGTTTTGGTGTGTTTACAACTGGCGAAACTATTAGAGTTGATAAAAGAGACCTTACTGGTGAAGTTGTTTATTTTAGTAACACTTCAACCGGTGTTTTTATTGCCAATAAATTAAATAAACTTTTACAAGTTGGTGATGCGGTAACTGGTCAATATTCTAATGCAACATATGTTATTAAATCGACTGATATTGTACCGACAAAAGATATGTCGATTGTCACAGTACCAAAACCATTAACAGCTCAGATTGACGATGAATTTGGTTTCTCAGATACCATAACTAATTTCCCTAATGCATAATGAATAAATTGAATCAAACATTGTCAGAAGTTTTAGATGTTGAACCTATCGACACTAAACCAATGACACAATTAATTGCCATCAACAATATTGATGATGACGCTGAGTTCGCTCGTCAAAACATTAGAGAGTTGATTCAAAAAGGCAATGATGCAGTTGAGGGTATTTTACATGTTGCAAAAGAATCTGAACACCCAAGAGCATATGAAGTTGCAGCCAATCTAATCAAAAATCTTTCTGATTTAAATAAAGACTTGATGGAAATTCAAAAACGTAAAAAAGATTTAGTACCACAAGAACATAAAAATTCTGGTAATATTAATGTAGATAAAGCCGTATTTGTTGGTTCTACTACAGAGTTAGTTAAGTTTTTAAAGAACAATAAATAGGATTACTATGCAAGAATTAATTGAACAACTAAAAGTTATTTTAGGTACAAACTTTGCTTTGTATTTGAAGTCACACAACTATCATTGGAATATTGAAGGTAATAATTTTCCTCAATATCACGATTTTTTAAACAATTTTTATAATGAAGTATTTCTACAAAACGATTCAATCGCAGAACATATAAGATATTTGGATGCCTATGCACCAGGATCATTTACTAGATTTTTAGAATTATCTGTTGTAGATGAAGCAACAACTGTTCCTGATGCATTGACTATGATGATTAATTTAAAGAATGATAACGACAGATATATCATTCAACTCCGTGCTGGTATTGTTGTTGCTGAAGGTGCAGGTGAACCAGCTGTATCAAACTTCCTACAAGACTTGTTGGGTGCTCATCAAAAGAAAGCATGGATGCTACGTAGCATTGTGAAGTAAATGTCTGATATTGGTTATCTTGGTAATTCGAATCTGAAAAAACCTGGTGTAGAAATATCCTACACCGAGGAACAAGTTGCTGAAATTATAAAATGTACTCAGGATCCTGTCTACTTCATTAAGACATATGTTAAGATTGTTAACGTAGACAGAGGTTTAATGCCATTTGAGATGTGGCCATTCCAAGAGGATATGGTTAGAACATTTCACGAAAATCGTTTCTGTATCGCAAAGATGCCTCGTCAAGTTGGTAAAACAACCACGACTGTAGGCTATATGTTGTGGTCGGTATTGTTTCAGGATGACTACAGTATTGCTATTCTTGCAAACAAAGGTGCTCTTGCTCGAGACATTTTGGGTCGTGTTCAATATGCGTATGAGTATTTACCAGTATGGTTGCAACAAGGTATCATTGTTTGGAACAAAGGTAACATTGAGTTAGAAAACAAATCTAAGATTGCCGCATATGCAACGTCAGCAGCTGGTGTTCGTGGAGGTTCTTATAACTTAATCTTCTTAGATGAATTTGCTTTCGTTCCTAAGAATTTAGCAGATGAATTCTTCACATCTACATACCCTGTGATTTCATCTGGTAAAACTACCAAAGTTATTATTGTTTCAACACCATTTGGTTTGAATCATTTCTATAAGATGTGGGTAGATGCTGCGGAGGGTCGTTCAACATATAAAACACTTGAGGTTCATTGGTCACAAGTGCCAGGCCGTGATGCGGCTTGGAAAGAAGAAACGATTCGTAATACTTCTGAAGAACAGTTTAGACAAGAGTTTGAGACAGAGTTCATTGGTTCATCTGCAACTCTGATATCTGGTTCTAAATTACGTTCATTGGCGTTTTTTAATCCATTATACTCAGAAGAAGGATTTGATATATATGAGCAGCCTATACAAGGACATATGTATATTGCCAACGTAGATTGTGCAGAAGGTGTTCAACAAGACTATTCTACAATTAATGTAGTAGATGTTACACAAACACCTTATAAACAAGTGGCTAAATATAGAAATAATAAGTTACCTTTGTTGTTTTTTCCAACTGTAATATATTCAATTGCAAAAAAATACAATGAGGCTTATGCATTGATTGAAACAAACAACATTGGCCAGCAAGTTGTAGATATTCTTCACTATGATTTAGAGTATGAGAATATCTACAAGTTGGAACATCATCACATCAAGGGTCAAAGTATCTCTGGTGGTTTCAAAAGGGCAACATCGTTTGGTATTAAAACAACTAAAACTGTCAAAAAGATTGGTTGTGCTAACTTAAAAACGCTGATTGAGAATGATAAATTAATCATTAATGACTTTGATACGATTGCGGAATTGAATACATTCGTAAGAGTTCGTGATAGTTACGCAGCTGAAGAAGGTAATAATGATGATTTGGTTATGGGTCTAGTACTATTTGCTTGGTTGACAGCTCAGACTTATTTCAAAGATTCTACGAATATAGACGTTAGACAACTTATGTTGGCAGAACAAAATATGTTCATAGAAGAAGATTTGACTCCTGTAGGTATTATTGACGATGGGCGCCGTGAGGAAGTCTTAGTTGATACTGGAGATGTATGGACAGAAAAGGGATATCTATCCTCAAGATTCTAAAAAACTAAATACTGTATTAGTTATAAATATAATTGACCCAATAACAAAAAGGAGAAATCCATGGCATTTCAGCTATCACCAGGTGTAAATGTATCAGAAATCGATCTGACTACAATTGTACCTTCCGTTGCCACTTCGGTTGGCGCTTTCGCTGGACAGTTCGCTTGGGGACCAGTAGGTGAAGTCATTACCATTTCTGATGAGGTTCGCCTTGTTGAAGTATTTGGTGGACCTAACAACACAAACTACGAATACTGGTTCTCAGCATCAAACTTTCTTGCATATTCTAACAATCTAAAAGTTGTTCGTGCGGCTAACACCACATCAACTTTCAATGCGACCGCAAACGGTGCGGCAGTATTAATTAAAAATTCAGACGATTATCTTGCAAACTATTCTACTGCAAACACATCGCTTGGACCAGTTGTAGCAAGATACGCTGGTACATTTGGTAACAGTATTCGTGTTTCTATTTGCGCTTCTTCACAAGCTTTCTCTGCTAACTTAACAGTTACAGATTCAATGAGAACTAATGCCGTAACTTCCGGCACTACAGTTATTAACGTAAACGGTACTGCAAATGCAGCTGCAAACGTACAAGCTGGAGACTTAATTTCTGTTGATGGTGGTTCATCATATACTAGAGTTGCTTCTGTAAATACTACTGCAATCATTCTTTCATCTGCTGTTACTAGTACAATTGTTGCTAATACTGCAATTCTTCGTAAATGGCAATATGCAGATAGTTTTGGTGTTGCACCAGGTACTTCTGACTATACAACTGCTGCTAGTGGTTCAGGTGATGAATTACATATCATCGTTGTTGATGAAGATGGTAAATTCTCTGGTGGTGTTGCAAATACAGTACTAGAAAAATATGCATTTGTGTCTAAGGCATCTGACGCTAAGTTTGGTGACGGATCTACAAACTACTATGTTAACATATTGAATCAACGCTCACGTTATGTGTGGTGGACTGGTCATGCACCAGGTAGCTCAAATTGGGGAACTGCTGCAAACGGAACAACATTTGATTCCATGAAGAATCCGTTTACTGCATCTTTGACTGCTGGTGCTGATGGCACAATGACTAGTGGTGCAATCACTACTGCATATGCACAATTTGCTAGTCCAGATGCGGTAGATTTTGGATTAATCATTTCTGGTCCTGGTGACGCAACAGTTGCTGGTTATATTATTTCTAATATTGCCGAAACTCGTAAAGACTGTATGGCATTCTTGTCACCAACTAAGGTTTCAGTTGTTAACAACTCCGGTTCTGAATCTGCTTCTATTATCGCATATCGCAATTCTTTAACAAGTACATCATACGCTGTTCTTGATTCTGGATACAAATATCAATTTGACAGATACAATGATGTATATCGTTGGGTGCCGTTGAATGGTGATATTGCTGGTCTTTGCGCTCGTACCGATCTTGAACGTGATCCATGGTTCTCACCTGGTGGTTTCAACCGTGGTACAATCAAGAATGTTATCAAACTAGCTTGGAATCCAACTAAGGCAGAACGTGACAACTTGTATGTTGTTGGTGTTAATCCTGTTACTACATTCCAAGGACAAGGTACAGTTCTATTTGGAGACAAAACTCTGTTGAGTCGCCCATCTGTATTTGATCGTATCAATGTTCGCCGTTTGTTTATCGTTCTTGAAAAATCAATCGCTAAGGCTGCACGTTCTTCGATGTTTGAATTCAATGACCAATTCACAAGAGCACAATTCATTAACTTGGTTGAACCATTCTTGCGTGATGTACAAGGTCGCCGTGGTATCACCGACTTCCGTGTTGTGTGTGACGGTACTAATAATACACCTAATGTAATTGATTCTAATCAATTTGTTGGTGATATCTATATTAAACCTGCACGTTCCGTTAACTTCATCCAACTTAACTTTGTTGCAGTACGCACAGGCGTAAGTTTTGAAGAAGTTGTTGGGCGATTCTAATAAATATAGAAAACAGGAGAAATTAAATGGCTTTTAACGTAAACGAATTCCGTTCCCAACTAGTTGGTGACGGTGCCCGTCCAAATCTATTCGAAGTATCTTTGCCGTTTCCTGCGTTCTCAGCGCCAGGAACTGCACAAGCTAAAACAACTTTCATGTGTAAGACTGCACAATTGCCTGGCTCTACGCTAGGTGTTGTGCCAGTTCAATACTTTGGTCGTGAATTGAAGTTTGTTGGTAACAGAACATTTGCCGATTGGACAATCACAGTCATCAATGATGAAGACTTTGTTATCCGTAATGCTTTCGAGCGTTGGATGCAAGGTATAAACAGTCATGGATTGAATGTTCGTAATCCAGCTGCATTAACACCAGGTGGTTACACAGTCGATGGTGAAGTTACACAATTTGGTAAAACAGGCAGTGAATTGAAGAAATACAAGTTCATCGGTTTGTTCCCATCAGACCTAACACCAATCGATGTAGATTGGGGTTCTAATGATACGATTGAGGAGTTCTCTGTGACTCTCACCTATCAATGGTGGGAATCAGTAGCCGATAACGTGATTTAAGAGAGATGGACTTCGGTCCTTCTCCATTTTTATAGAATGGATATTTAATGGCAATTAAACTATTCGGGTTTACACTCGGAAATAAAGATGTTGTTCAGGTACAAAACCCTGAGCAACCTTCTTTCGCACTTCCAACGGAATCGTTAGATGACGGTGCGGTAACGATAACGCAAAATGCCTACTACGGAACGTATGTAGACTTAGAGGGTGCTGTTCGCAATGAACTTGAATTAATTACCCGATATCGTGAAATGGCAAATCATCCTGAGCTTGAAATGGCGATTGATGATATTGTTAATGAAGCTATCACGCATGATGTAACTGGTCGTACAGTTGATATTATACTTGATAAGTTGAAACAACCAGAAACAATTAAGAAAAGAATTGTTGAAGAATTTGAGAACGTCTTAAAGATGCTCAACTTTGGTAATCTTTCTGATGATCTGTTTAAGCGTTGGTATATCGATGGACGAATTTATTACCATGTTGTAATAGATGAATCTAATCCTAAAAATGGTATACAAGAATTAAGATATATTGATCCACGCAAGATTCGTAAAGTGCGTGAGGTTAAAAAGATGAGAGATCCAAAAAGTGGGGCTCAAATCATTCAATCTATTGCAGAGTACTATGTCTATAACGACAGAGCTCCATCTGCACAGAGTTTCACATCAGAAGTAAATTCTGGTCTTCGTATTGCTACAGAGTCCGTTATTAACGTAAACTCTGGTATGATGGATGCAAAAAATACATTTGTTATTTCATACTTACATAAGGCAATTAAACCCCTTAATCAGTTGCGTATGATTGAAGATGCGGTAGTTATCTATCGTATATCAAGAGCACCTGAGCGCCGTATTTTTTATATTGACGTTGGTAACTTACCAAAAGGTAAGGCTGAACAATACTTGCGTGATGTTATGTTGAAGTATCGTAACAAGATGGTCTATGATGCACAGACTGGTGAATTGCGTGATGATCGCAAACATATGTCTATGTTAGAAGACTTCTGGTTGCCTCGCCGTGAAGGTGGTAAGGGTACAGAGATTACTACATTACCTGCAGGTCAAAACCTTGGTGAGTTAGAAGACGTTAAGTACTTCAGACAGAAACTATTAAACGCATTAAATGTACCTATTAGCCGTTTAGAACCACAACAAGGTGGTATGATAGGTATTGGTCGTACAACTGAAGTTACAAGAGATGAAGTTAAGTTTACAAAGTTTATTATTAGACTGCGTAATAAGTTCTCTCAGATTTTTGACCACGCTTTAAGAATTCAATTAGTTCTTAAAGGTATCTGTACATCAGATGAGTGGGATAGATTTAGAGAAGATATTTATTACGATTATAAGAAAGATAATAACTTCACAGAATTGCGTGATGCAGAATTATTGCGTGAAAGATTAGGTCTATTACAAGTTGTTGATCCATACATTGGTCGTTACTATTCAGCTGAATGGGTTAGAAGAAAGATTCTTCAACTATCTGATGAAGACATTTCACAAATGGACAAACAGATTGCCAAAGAAGACAAAGCCGGCATTGGTGGACCAACTATACCAATACCAGGACAAGAACAACAACAGGCAGAAACAGATGCTAATCCACCTGTAGATAATACGGCAGAAGAAGATTCAACAGAATCTAAAACACCAATGCTTGATGCAGATGCGGAAAAGTTGGCATCAAGACTAAATAAGAAATAGGAGAATAAATATGGAAACGATTGATTTTATTAATAGTGTTTCAGTTGGTAATGCAGCTGAAGCAAAAGATACATTAACTGATATGTTATCGACTAGAGCATTTGATGCTTTAAATGCAAGAAAAATTGATATTGCACAAACACTATTCAATGACAATGAAGAAGAACAAGAAGACGATACAGAAGCTGCATGAAATCTCTATTAGAATTTAAATCTATTGTTGAAGAAGAAACATCAGACTATTCAAAGTTTGATGTTTTGGTACGAGCAGGTCTTGCCAATAAGGCACAGATGCAACGTATTCACAAAATCTTAGATAAGATGAGTGAAGAAAGACCTAACTTTAATAATGCCGATAGAATGATTATTCAAAATCTTTTCACTAAGATGGTAGATTTACTTTCTAATAATAAACAAATCAATACACAAGCTCGCCGTGCAGTTCGTGAAGATGAAATTATCACAACAGATTTGGTGGAAGCATCAATTGATACCCCGCCAGATCCACCTGTTGCATTAATATTGAAACGTAAGTCTATTCGTTTGTTTCCAGATGGAACAAGAGTGGCATTATATTTCAATGATAAGTTAAACAGATTTTTTACTGTACCTTATGGATTACCAATTACAGGACCATTACAACAAAACGAAAGTGTTGAATTGGAAGAAGCTGTTATGGATACCCTACATAAGATTGTAAAGAATAAACAAGCTAAGTCAGTTAAATTTGCTTCTGGTCATACTCGCAAAGTTGACCACTATACCGCATCGGCAATTACAAATGTGCATAATGCGTTGAATGATGATAACAAGAAAAAGTTTGCTGATATGGTGCATAAATCACCAGAACATTTTGTGAAGGCTTCTGATTTTGCATTTAGTAAACACAAATGAGTTTTGTAGATTCGATTATACATAAGCGTTTAGATGAAGCAAAAGAAATACTTTTTGCTCGTTTGGATGAAATCGTTTCTAAAAGGTTAGAAGAAGCTAAGAGATATGTAGCTGAAGATACTTTTGAGTTTGTCGAATTAGAAGAAGCCGGCAACATTGTTAATATGGGCAGAGTCCAAAAGATTCGCCGAAGAATTAGAAGAAATGCTAAAGGGCGCATTGTTGTACAGAAGAATGTCAGACGCTCTAGTATTAAAGGTTATAGAATATCTGGTAACACAGTTAAAAGAATACCGGCTACAGTTAGGTTACATAAAGCTAGAATGTTGAAGCGTTCTTGGAAAACAACAAGAAAATCTAAATTGCGCCGTACGTTATTAAAAAGAAAAATGTCTTTGCGTAGACGCTCATCAATGGGAATAAGATAACATGTCAATAGAAATTCAAAATTCATTAAGAGGTTCATCCGTTGTTAGATGCGTTGATCCTGGAACATACACAGTCAATCTTATTGATTTAAGAAAAAATCCAACTACTGAGGTTGTTAACTCAGCAGATATTAAAAGAGTAACATGGTCTAGTAATGGTAATATTACCGTATCTAGAGCCGCAAATACTCCAGTTCTCACATTACACAATGCTGGAGAAATGCGTTTTGATGATTTTGGTTATTCTATTGCGAACAACAATACATCTAATGTTGTAATCACTATTGCAACTGGTGGTACGATTGTATTAGAATTATCTAAGAATTCGTCATACAACGTAGACGTTTATACAGGACAAGTAGTATCATGAAACTAATTACAGAAACAATTGAAACTGTAAAGTATTTTACTGAAGCTTCTGAAAATGGTAAGAAAAAACTTTACATTGAAGGTACATTTCTTGTTGGTGAACAAGTAAACAAGAATAATAGAATGTACAAAATGGACACACTTCGTAAAGAAGTAAACCGTTACAATGAAGAATTTATTAAAACTGGACGTGCATTGGGTGAACTTGGACATCCTGACACACCATCTATTAACTTAGAACGGGTGTCACATAAGATTGTTGGATTGACTGAAGATGGCAATTCTTATTATGGACGTGCTTTGATTTTAGAAACACCATACGGTCAAATCGTTAAAAACTTTATCGATAATGATATTCAAGTGGGTGTTTCATCTAGAGCAATGGGTTCTCTTGTACAGACTAAAGAAGGTTATAGTCTTGTGCAAGATGACTTAAAATTGGCCACTGCTGCTGACATTGTTGCAGATCCATCTGCACCTGGTGCTTTCGTTAACGGCATTATGGAAAATAAAGAATGGATGTTTGTTGAGGGGCGCTTCGTTGAAGTAGACTTTGACAACGCTAAAAAACAAATAAAGAGTGCTTCCAAAGCTCAAATTGAGCAGGTTGCGTTAAAGCTCTTTGAAAATTACCTACGAAAACTTTAAATTTATAAATAAGAAATCAAAAGGAGATTCCTAATGGCAAATAACAAATTAATGGAAGCAGCAGCCGACATTCTTGCAGGTAGTAAGAAGTCAGCATCCGGCATGCCTCCACAAAAATTACCTGGTGACGTACAGGATTTAGGCGGGCCAACGCCAGAGAATGGTAAACCAGATGACGATTCTGAAAAGATCGAAACTGGTAAAGGCGCTACTAAAGTGGCAGCCCCAACCAATAAACCTTCCGCAGCATCACCTGATACTCAGAATAAAGCTTCAAGTGGCAAACAAGCCATGAGTGAAGAAGATATTTCTGAAATGCATGATGATGAAGCCGAAGACAAGGCAATGATGAAAAAAATGAAGATGAAAGAAAAGATGAAAGAGGACGTTGACGCTCTCTTTGCTGATGATTCTACCATCTCAGAAGAATTCAAATCCAAAGCAGCAACAATCTTTGAAGCTCGTGTATACGACCGTATTACGCAAATTGAAGAAGAAACAGAAGCACGTTATGCTGGTATGTTAGAAGAAGCAATTGATTCTATCAAAGCAGACTTAACAGAAAAAGTTGATGACTATCTCAACTATGTTGTTGAACAATGGATGTCCGACAATGAAATCGCAATCGAATCTGGCCTACGTGCCGAATTGACTGAAGACTTCATTGGTGGATTACGCAATTTGTTTGCTGAACACTACATCGATGTTCCATCTGAGAAAGTAGATTTAGTAAGCGAACTTGCCGAAAAAGTTGAAGAACTTGAAGGCAAACTCAATGAAGAAATTGAACGTGGCATTAGTTACGCAAAAGCTTTAGTTGAGTCACGCAAGACTGAAGTAACACACCAAGTGTGTGAAGGTTTAACAGACACTCAAGCTGAAAAAATCAAATCGCTCGCAGAGGGCGTAGAATTCTCCACAGAGGACGAATACAAAAACAAGCTTGAAACAATCCGTGAAAACTATTTTCCTTCTGGTGTGAAAAAAGCAGCCGCACAAGACTTGCATGAACAAGTTGAAGACGGTAGTGAGAAGAAGACTGTAACGTCTGACGCTTATGTCCAATCCGTTATCGGCGCTATTTCTAAAACAAAATTATAATCTAAAACAAATCTAAGGAGATTTTATGTATTTGTCCGAATCATTACAAAAGAAATGGGAAGGCGTACTGGACCATCCAGACCTCCCAGCAATTAAAGACCCATACCGTAAAGCGGTTACTGCGGTTATTCTTGAGAACCAAGCTCAAGAGATGCAAAAATCATCTGGTATGCTCTATGAGGCACCTGTGGTTAACTCTATGGGTAATACCAACGGCGGTTTCCAAGGCGGTTCTGCTGCTGCGGGTCCTGTTGCCGGTTTCGACCCAATCTTAATCAGTTTGGTTCGCCGTTCATTACCTAATCTGATTGCGTATGACGTTTGCGGTGTTCAACCAATGACAGGTCCTACAGGTCTGATTTTCGCAATGCGTACTAAGTATGCTACTCAAGCAGGTACAGAAGCTTTCTACAACGAAGCAAACACTGGTTTCTCTGGTTTGGGTACTTCTGGAAACAACGCATTCGCAGAAGGTTCATTACCAACTGAGTTGTTCACAAACAACGCTGCCGCTGTTGCTGCAATGACTACAGCTCGTGCTGAAGCTTTGGGTGATGGCGCTGCTGCTAACGCATTCCAAGAAATGGCATTCTCTATTGAGAAAGTTACTGTTACTGCAAAGACACGTGCTTTGAAGGCAGAATACTCAATGGAACTTGCACAAGACTTGAAAGCAGTTCACGGTCTAGACGCAGAAACAGAATTGGCAAATATTTTGTCAACAGAAATTCTTGCTGAAATTAACCGTGAAGTTATTCGTACAGTTTATGCATCTGCTAAAATCGGTGCACAAGTAGGTACGACAACTGCTGGTATTTTCAACCTTGACACAGACTCTAATGGTCGTTGGATGGTTGAGAAGATCAAAGGTCTTGCATTCCAAATTGAACGTGAAGCCAATACGATTGCTAAAACAACTCGTAGAGGAAAAGGTAACATCATGATCTGTTCATCTGATGTTGCATCTGCTCTTGCAATGGCTGGTATTCTTGACTATAACTCTGCATTACAGAGTCAAGTTAGTTTGACAGTTGACGATACAGGCAATACATTTGCTGGTACTATCTTTGGTCGTATCAAGGTCTATATTGATCCATACTTCCCTGCTAACTTCAACAGCGAATTCGCAGTTGTTGGTTACAAAGGTACTAACGCTTATGACGCTGGTCTATTCTACTGCCCATACGTTCCGTTGCAAATGGTTCGTGCAGTCGATACGGGTACTTTCCAACCAAAAATTGGATTCAAGACTCGTTACGGCTTAGTTGCAAACCCATTCGCAGAAGGTACTACTCAAGGTTTGGGCGCATTGAACACTCAAGCTAACAACTACTACCGCGGATTCCGCATCAGTAACTTGATGTAATCGAAACCCCACTAAGAGGGTACTTTAAAAGGGGACAGAAATGTCCCCTTTTTTTATGTCTAAATATAAGACAGGAGATTTGAATGACAGCCATTACAAGAAACCCAACCAATCCAAACTTTCTTCAACCGAATAAGTTTATATTAACATTCGCAAGATTGCCAAACGTACAATACTTTTGTCAATCATTAAGTGTGCCTGGAATTTCTATGTCAGAAGCACAACAAGCAAATCCGTTCATTGACTTATATGTACCAGGAGAAAAAGCAACATATGATTTATTGAATGTCACTTTTCTTATAGATGAAGAATTAAAAGCTTGGGTAGAGATTCATGATTGGATTCGTGCGATGACTTTCCCAAAAGAGTTTGAAGAATACCAAAAACTCGGCACATTAAACAAATTTACAGCTAAGAGTGCAGTTAAAAAGCCTCAGTATTCAGATGCATCAGTTGTAATACTATCATCATCGAATACACCATATTACCGTTTTAATTTCCATGATTTGTTTCCTGTTTCTGTTTCTACCTTTGTTATGAGTGCTACGGATGACCCAAGTAACACAGTTAGTGCAGATGTTACCTTTAGGTACAGTTACTACGATATTGAAAAATTATTCTAAAACAGCTTGACATTATTATGAATTGAGAGTATACTCCGCAAAGGAGGCTTTAACTATGAAACAACTTGACGAACTACTAGAAGAATGGCGGAAAGATTCCGACATTGACAGAACAGAACCTGGCAAAGCATTGCTAGATATACCTAAGATGCACAGTAAGTATTTAAATATACTTTCACGGCATCGTTTACTTTCCAAAGAAGCTGAATTCAAATATAACAGAATGAAGAAGCTTAAGTGGGAATATTATACAGGTAAATTGGATGATGACGATCTTCAAAAATATGGATGGCAGCCATTCCCATTTGTACTCAAATCTGAGATCACTACATATATGGATAGTGACGAAGATATCAACAAGTACATTGCAACTAAAGCAATGCACGATGAGATTGTTGATGTTTGTACCGCTATATTAAAGGAGTTGAATAGTAGAACATTCCAACTCCGTGACTTTATAGCATGGGAAAGATTTATTCAAGGTGTCTGATTTAATACTTCATAAGAAGAATGAGGCTTTCATTCAGTTCGAATGTGATAGAAACATTGCACAAGAACTGAGTGACTACTTTACCTTCTACGTTCCAGGATATCAATTTGTTCCAGCTTACAAGAGTCGTTTGTGGGATGGTAAGATTAGATTAGCTGACTTGCGGAGCTTTTCAATATACCATGGTCTAGTACCTTATATTGAAAAGTTTTGCAAAGAACGTGATTACACATTAGAGATTGATTCTGATATATCAACAACAGAAAACTTTTCTGCAATTGAAGCTGCAGAGTTTGTTAAATCATTAAAGTTACCGCATGAGATTAGAGACTATCAATTAAAATCTTTCATTCATGCCATTCGTAACAGAAGAATTCTTTTATTATCACCAACTGCATCTGGCAAATCTTTGATACTATATTGCATCATTAGATATCTACAATCAGCAGATGCAAAACGTGGACTGTTAATTGTTCCAACAACATCATTAGTTGAACAAATGTATTCTGATTTTGCTTCATATGGATATGATTCAGAAGAATACTGTCATCGCCAATATGCAGGTAAAGAGAAACACACAAACAAGTTTCTTACCATAACAACATGGCAATCAATCTATAAAAACGAAGGTGATTACTTTGAACAATTTGATTTTGTTCTTGGTGACGAAGCACACCAATTCAAAGCAAAGTCTCTTACAACAATTCTATCTGGTTGCACAGCGGCTAAATATAGAATAGGGACAACAGGGACACTTGATGGAACTCAAACACATAGACTAGTATTAGAAGGATTATTTGGTCCAGTCTATAAGGCAACATCTACTGCCGAACTGATTGAAAAGAAACAGTTGGCAGATTTCAGTATTAAATGTTTGATTCTTAAATACTCTGATACTATATGTAAAGAATCTAAATCTTGGGACTACAACCAAGAGATCGAATACATAGTAATGAATAAGGCCAGAAATGACTTTATTAGAAATTTAGTTTTATCTCTGACTGGTAACTCGTTAGTGTTATTTCAATTTGTTGAGAAACATGGTAAACATTTATATGAGAATATTAAAGAACATGCAGGTAAAAGAAAAGTGTTTTTTGTATTTGGTGGCACCGATGTTGAGATTAGGGAATCGATTCGGGCAATTACTGAAAGAGAACATGATGCAATCATTGTTGCTTCATATGGCACTTTTAGTACTGGCGTCAACATTCGCAATTTACATAATGTTATCTTTTCCTCACCTTCTAAATCAAGGATTCGTAATTTACAATCAATAGGTAGAGGTCTAAGATTAGGTGATAACAAAGAAGCTGCAACTCTATTTGACATTGCAGATGATTTTAGAATTGGCAAGTTTACCAATTATACATTGAAACATTTTGTGGAACGTGTTAAAATATATGACGAAGAAAAATTCAATTACAAATTTTACAACATAGAACTCAAAAATGCTTAATACAACAGAATCGCAAATTAAAATTGTTCGTTTGCAAAGTGGCGAAGATATTATAGCTGATTGCACAGCAATAGAAGATAGTGATACTGTTTTACTGAATAGGCCGATGCACATCGTATTTAAAAGAGTATCAACGGGTAGATCCGTAATGATGATGATGCCTTGGTTGCCAATAGAATTGATTAAAGAAAATTCTGCTATAATTTATGAGGCAGATATACTTACTGTTATAGATCCAAAAGATGATTTAGTAGAGTATTATTCTAATGCAGTATGTGATGAAGATGTGAAACATGCAACAAAGTCTTCAATTAGGCCACAGTTGTTTGATGGTGAAGATGACGATGATGGTCCAACAGATGCAGAGTTGGATGAGGAAGAGTTAGTTGAATTGTTAAAAGAAAGACGTAATAGTAAGGTACATTAAAATGGACTATAGTGATGTTATTGTGAAAAAACCTTGGGGTATGGAATATCTCTGTTATAGAAATTCGAATGTTGCAATTTGGTTTCTACACATTGAAGAAGGTAAAGAAACTTCAATGCATTGTCATCCGAATAAGAACACTGGTTTTGTTTTACTTAAAGGCAAAACAGAGTTATCGTTCTTACGGAATACAATTAAATTAAAAGCTCTAGACAAGATACATATCTTTAGGTCTAGATTTCATTCTACAAAAGCAGTATCTAAAGGTGGTGCATTCATACTTGAAGTTGAAACGCCGGAAGATAAACATGACTTGGTTAGATTAGAAGACAAGTATGGTAGAACTGGTGAACAATACGAAGGTACAAAACATCATTTCGAAAAGACTGATGAATGTATTTGGATAGAAGAAGCTAATAATAAATCTAAACCTGTAGAAGTCTTTAACTGTCAAATAAGGCACATTAAGCCAGTTAAGCGATCTTTAATGAATGGTAAAGAAGAAGACTTATATATTATAACGAATGGTGGTATTTGTACCCACACAAATCAAATTATTGTATGGCCTGGTGATGTTATTGATGGTCATACTCTCTCTCGCCTGTTAAAGGCATTTTATCTTGAACCAACTACAACTATGATTTCGATTACAAAATGATACACTTATTTGACTTAGACTTAACAATTTGGGATTGTTTCAATAAACACAATGATCCTATTTGGGCAAAACAAATGGTTTTCCCTTTTAATAATACCGATGACGTTATCGTTGATGATGTTGGTTCTATATGCATACTCAGAGAAGGTGTAAAGGACTATTTAAAATATCTTCAAAGTGGTAACAACAAAATAGGGTTTGTTTCTGCTGGTAAACACCCAACAATACCCTATGAACATCAACAATCTGTGCATCTATTAAGAAAATTTGGCATATACAATTATTTTAATTTTATCAAAAGATTAGAGTCTAAGATATATGATAAGACACTTGATGTTAAGTTTGTTGTAGATAAAATTGTTTTCTATGATGATAATGATGATGTGCTAAATAAAATGAAACAGTTTAAGCATGTAACAGCTGTTGACTCTAAAGAACTTAATTGGAATGATTTGATTGGTAAAAAATATGATTGATATATTATTTGTACATCCTAACGCATCTGAAAAGATTTATCAAGGCCTTGCAAAAAACAATGCCGCAATTGAACCACCTATTTGGGCTGCAATGTTGGCGAATAGTGTTCGTGCAAAAGGATTTAAACCTGAAATCTTAGATGCAGAAGTAGAAGGTTTAGATTACCTATCTGCCGCAAAAAGAATCACAGAATATAAAACAAAGATTGTTTGTTTTGTTGTATATGGTCAACAACCATCTGCATCATCACAAAACATGGAAGGTGCAACTGCGACTGCAAGAGAATTGAAAGACTTATCACCAGATACATTCATTGTGTTTGTTGGTGGCCACGTTGCAGCTTTGCCAGTACAAACAATGAAACAAGAAACATTCATTGATGCCGTGTGTCAGAATGAAGGTGTTTATACATTACATGCATTGCTGTCATTGAGTAAATTAACTCAGTCTGAACTTAAAAGAGTTCCTGGTTTAGTTTATAGAGATGGTGTTAATATCATTATGAATGAGCCGACTGAAGTTGTTCCAAAAGAAAGACTTGAAGAAGAACTTCCTGGTATGGCATGGGACTTGTTACCATCTTTAAGTAAGTATAGAACTGCTGGGTGGCATTCATGGTCTAATGACACAGAGAAACAACCATTTGCAGCCATCTATACAAGTCTTGGTTGCCCATACAAGTGTTCTTTCTGTATGATTAATATTATCAACAGAACTAAACAAGGTGATAATGTATCAAGTGCCGATAGTAATACATTTCGTTGGTGGTCGCCAGAGTTTATCATTAAACAGTTTGATTACATTGCATCACAAGGTGTTCGTAATGTAAAGATTGCTGATGAACTGTTTGTTTTAAACCCAAACCATTTTGGTAAAATATGTGATTTGATTATTGAACGTGGATACGATTTCAATATTTGGGCATATTCAAGAGTCGATACCTGCAAGCCTAAGTACTTAGAGAAGTTACAAAAGGCTGGTGTCAAATGGTTAGGTCTTGGTATTGAAAATCCAAATAACACTTTGCGTAAAGAAATTCACAAAGAAGGATTCCAAGAAGTTAAAGTATTAGATTTGATTAATGATATTCGTAATGCAGGTATCAATGTTGGTGGTAATTATATTTTTGGTTTGCCGTATGATACAAAAGAAACAATGCAGGCTACATTAGACTTTGCATTAGAGAATCCAACTGAGATGGCAAACTTCTATTCTGCAATGGCATATCCAGGTAGTCCATTACATAATCAAGCACGATTGTTTGGTACAGAGTTGCCAAGTACATATTCTGGTTACAGTCAACATTCATACGACACTTTGAATCTATCAAATGAACATTTAACTTCGGCAGAAATCCTTGCATTTAGAGATAAGGCTTGGGATACCTATCATTCGAATGATAAGTATTTAAATCTATTAGAAAATAAATTTGGTCAAAAGGCCAGAGATGAGTTGGACTCAACAAAGACAATTAAATTGAAACGTAAATTATTAGGAGATTGATTATGAAGGCACTTATTATTACTTGGGAAAATTTTCAAGACCAAGAGTTGGTTTATCCATTCTATCGATTGAAAGAAGAAACGGATGATGTTACTGTTATGTCCAACGTAGCAGGTAAATTCTTTGGTATCATGGGGTCTAATATGACTTCACATGTTACCATTAATGATTTAAAACCAGAGAATTTTTATGAAATTTACCAACGATGTTTTGATTTGTTGGTATTGCCTGGTGGTGTTAAAGCTTTAGAGAAGTTGAGACAAGAAAAACGTGTCATTCAATTTATTTCAGATTGGAACAAACAAGGTAAAGTAATTGCTTCTACATGTCATGGTGCTCAATTAATGATTTCAGCCAAGATTGTTGAAGGTCGTGAGATTAGTGGTTACTATAGTCTTGAGGATGATATCAATAATGCAGGCGCTAAATATGTTAATGCACCCGTAGTTGTAGATGGTAATATCGTATCATCACCACATTATGACCACATGGGTATTTGGATGAAAACTGCTATTGATATGGTGAAACAAAATGCCACTAAGTTATGAACTTGATAAAGAAATCTTCCGTAAGGCCTCATTGTGCCGTGCATTCGAGGAAGAAGTTTACAGACGGCTACAAGATAAAACTATAAAGATACCTGTTTATCTTTCTGCCGGACAAGAGTACACATCTGCTACTCTCGCCACTTATCTAGAATCTATTGATAAACAAATCTTCATTCAACACCGAGGACATTCTACATACTTGTCTTTCGGTGGTAACATTGAAGAACTTGTTTATGAATTACTTGGTGACCCAAGAGGTTGTGCCAATGGTATGGGTGGTTCTGCCTCAATTCAATGTAGAGAAAAACAAATCTATGGACATGATGGTCTTATGGGTTCGCATGTTCCAATTTCAACTGGCATGTGTTACGGCAATAAAAAACTAACATTATGTTTTACTGGTGATGCAGCTGGTGAAGAAGACTATTCATTAACTGCAATTGGTTGGGCATCAACAAAGAACTTGCCCATTTGGTACATCGTTGAAGATAACAACCTATCAATTCTTACTGAGAAAAAAGTAAGACGTAATTGGGAACTACAAGATGTAGCTCAAAGTATGAATGTAAATGCATCTGGTTTGCCTGATGATCCATTAATGATTTGGAATTTTATTGAGTCACATAACATGGAAAAACCTATGTTATTAAACGTGACAACAAATCGTTTGTTCTGGCATGCGGGTGCAGGTATTGATGACCCACATACATTCGACAGACACAAAATTTATATTGATAAGTTTGGCACCGATATTGTTAAAGAGGCCGAACAGAGAGTGAAGGAAGCGTGGTCAAAATGTCTATCACATTAAGAGATACAATTAAAGAAACTGTTAGATATCATTTAACAGAAGAAAAAGGCCTTGCGATGGGTCAATGTCTAACTGCCGTTGGGTGGGTTGGTGGTACTTTACCTGAACTATATGAAGAAGATGGTATGGTAGAGATATCAATGGCAGATGTTGCAGGTGGTGGTTTCGCAGTCGGTGCGGCTCTTGCAGGTCGTAGACCAATGTATGTCATTCGTTACCAAGGGTTCAATTGGTTCAATGCACCAATGATTATTAACTACGCAGCCAAATCAAAAGAGATTTGGGGTGTACCTTGTCCAATGTTTGTTCGTTCTATTGCAATGGAAGGTGGTATTGGTCCTGTTGCAGGTTCATCACATCACGCATTGTATTATAGAATGCCTGGAATTAAAATTGTATCACCAATGACACCTGGTGAATATGAACAAGCATATGCCGATTTTATGGAATCTGATGATGTAGTTTATGTATCAGAACATCGTGGTGCATATGGTAACACAGAAGAATTACCCAATATTGAATATGATATACCTGATATTATTTTGTTTCCTATTTCTATTACTAGATTTGCAGCTGTTGAAGCATCAAAAGAATTAGAAAAAGAAGGTTACAAAGTTGCCGTACATCATATTGTTAATATCAAACCTTTTAATCCTACAGAGAATGATATACTTACTTTAAAAAGAGCTCGATATGGTATTGTTTTAGATGATGACTATGTTGATGGTATTGCAAAGAGTTTGGCATTTGATTTATGTAAAGGCACAGCTTCTGAAATGCATGTCATGGGATTAAAAGATAAGTCAGCTGGTTTTTATCCACAAGTTGATAATTTACCACCATCTAAAGATGAAATTATTGCCAAAATTAAAGAGATATTAAAATGAGTTCATTACAGTACCGCAAAGATAGAATGAGTCAGATGGCTCAAACATGGGGTGCAGAACACGTTAATGAACTATTCATTCGTAAAAGAATACCTAAAAATCTTTATGATGCATTGAAGCGTTCTATTGGAATGTATATTGCAAAGGCATTACATTTCGATTATTCGGAACGTGAAGATGTGTTTATGCACAGACTTGATGCACATCGTAATGATAGAACTAACGTAACACCAAATGGTGGTGTTGTTCCTAAAAAAGAATATGCGTTAGAATATAACTTTTATATTCGCAGTTGGTGTGATGTAGTCAAGCACTTTATTGAAAATGATCCTAGTTATCTAAAGAAATTTAGATTAACACCAAACATTCGTATCAAGTTTGCAGAAGAATTGGAAGACAATATTGGCCGTGGTCTCGACACAGGTTTGCCACACTCTGATGCATGGGTAGAAGGTCCGTGGGGTATGAATTGTCATCTACCTATTTTTGGTGATACACAAAGAAATTATTTGCATTTCTATAAACTCAAAGATGAGTCTGCCTTTGAAGATAGATTCCTAGAAACATCAGCTGAGTATACAAGTATGCAATGGGTAACTGATTACTATGATGATGATAGGATCGTTCCAGAACAACAATATATAAATGTAAGCGACTATGCTTTGTTACATAAAACAAAAAGATTGCCATATGCAAGTAGTAGAGTATCAATTGATACCACTATTTTTGCTGGTGACCATGATGTGCATCCGGATCGCAAAGGTGAATATCTAGATTCTGTACCAAACATTGGTGAAGATTTGTATATTGCTTGTTTGCGTAGTGAGAAAGAAAATGTCGTGGATAAAAAAACTGTGTTCAGTCACTACACAAGTGGCTCTCTTAAACATATAACTTTATGATGGTAATTAGTAAAACTCCTTATAGACTATCTCTTTTTGGTGGTGGTACAGATTATCCAGCGTGGTTTGAAAATCATCCTACAAAGATTGTTTCAGCTGCAATGGCACAATATTGTTATATTACTGTAAGAGATGTACCGCCTTTCTTTGATTATAGTACAGTTATTACCTATTCTGAAATAGAAAAAGTAAACTCTCTTAATGTAATTAAACATCCTTCTGCAAGAGAATGCCTACGATACATGGGTGTTGATAAAGGTGTTTCTGTTGTGTATGAAGGTGATCTACCTGCTCGTTCTGGTATAGGTTCTAGTTCATCATTTACTGTTGGACTATTGAATGCACTCTACACCTTCAAAAACCGACCCCTAAGTAAAGATGAGTTAGCAAAAGAAGCTATCTATATTGAACAAAACATTCTAAGAGAGAATGTTGGCATACAAGATCAAATCATGGCTGCACATGGTGGTGTTCGCATTATTGATTGTAGTAAAGGCAAAGATTGGACTACTACTGAGTTCAAGTTATCTGCCGATTACACAAAAGAATTGGAGTCACATATCATGCTTGGTTTTTCTGGTGTTAGTCGATATTCAGAAATTCAATCTAAAAAGAAAGTTGCCAATATTAAAGAAGGCAAATCAACTTCTGAATTAGAAGCAATGGCCGCACTATCAAATATAGCAATAGACTATATGATAGAAGAAAGAGATATGGCAAGTATTGGTCAATTACTATCTTATGGATGGAGATTGAAACGACAACTTGCCGAAGGTGTATCTGAAGAATGGATTGATGACATATATGATGCATCTATAAAGTATGGCTCACTTGGTGGTAAACTAATGGGTGCAGGAGGCGGTGGTTTCTTTTTCTTCTTAGTGCCACCAGAGAAACAAGAAAAGTTTAAAGAACAAATGAGTTCTATTAAAGTATGGGTGCCTTTTAAATTTGATACAGATGGTAGTCAAATTATACATTCAAGTTAAGGATTATTATGAGTGAGTATGTTAGTGATGTATGTGAAATCATTTGTGAAAACAATGATAAGAAAATGATGGTTGATGTTTTGAGTTTTCAAGCTCAAAAATATTTGAGTGTGAGTATTCAAAAGAGTTTGAAGTTAGAAATGAAATGGACTGGTAAACGATTTGAAGGCAAACTATCTGGTTTAGCTTTTAGTAGTAACGGTCCGAGTGTACAATATATTAAAGAAGGTAGATAATGAAATACCCATTGATGAGAAACAATATTCTGCGTAGTGAATTGGATGCAGTTATTAAACATCTGGAACAAGATGATCCAATTTTAACCAACGGACCTAATTGCCGTGAGTTTGAAAAAGAATGGTCAGAATGGTTGGGTGTAAAGTATTCAGTATTTGTTAACTCTGGTGCATCGGCAAATCTTTTGTCAATGACTGTTCTCAAAATTAAATACCCTCAAGGCGGTGAAATAATTGTTCCAACACTAACGTGGGTATCGGATATTGCATCTGTTATTCAATGTGGATTCACTCCAGTGTTTGTTGACATTAACCCACAATCACTTGCAATGGACACCGATAAAATTATTGGTGCTATTACTGACAATACTAGAGCTGTGTTTATGACACACGTTCAAGGATTTGATGGCCTTACCGATACATTGATTAGTAAGTTGCATAGTCTAAACATTCCTTTGATTGAAGATGTCTGCGAATCTCATGGCGCAACACACAATGGTAAGAAACTAGGAAGTATTGGTTGGATGTCCAACTTCTCATTCTATTATGCTCATCACATGACTACGATTGAAGGTGGTATGGTTTGTACCGATGATGAAGATGTTTATGAAACATTGAGAATGCTTCGTTCACATGGTATGGTTCGTGAAGCTTCTTTACAGGATACCAAAGACACCTACAAGAGATTGAATCCCGAATTAAACTCAGATTTCATATTCTTTTATCCGGCATATAACATGAGAAACAACGAGATTGGAGGTATACTTGGTCGTAAACAGTTGCCAAACTTAGATAATAATGTTATACTTAGAAACAGAAATCATCAAAGATTCCTAGAAAAAATAAACAAAGATGTTTATCAAACAGACTTTCTAATGGAAGGTTCTAGTAACTATGCTTTTCAAGTTATTCTAAAAGAACCAAATAATAATGTAGCTGAAAGACTGATGAATAAGCTAAGAGACAACAGTATTGAGTTTAGAAGAGGTAGTGCAGGTGGTGGTAATCAAGTAAGACAGCCATACATCAGAAACTATGTGAAGAAAGATTATCATTTGGAATTTCCAAATACAGAACACATTCATTTTTATGGATTCTATATTGGTAATTTCCCATCAATGTCTTTGAGTGAAGTAGATGAAATTTGCAAAGTTTTAAATAAGGTATAATATGGCAAATATTTTAGTAACAGGTGGTGCAGGTTATATTGGTTCAATACTTGTGCCGAATCTGTTGAATGAGGGACATAATGTAACTGTACTTGATAACTTCATGTATGGACAAACATCATTGAATCAGTTATGTGCAAACAAAAAATTCAATGTGTACAATGGTGATGTTCGTCTTAAACATGATTTGTTTCCATTGTTGAAACAAGCAGACATTATCATTCCTTTGGCTGCATATGTTGGTGCACCGTTGTGCAATAAAGATCCTATTGGTGCAACATCTACAAACAAAGATGCCATCTTTATGATGATTGATAATCTATCGAAAGAACAGATTGTTATTATGCCAACAACAAATAGTGCATATGGTACTGGTACATACTGTACTGAGGAATCTGCATTGAATCCTATTTCTCGTTATGCGATAGATAAAGTAGAAGTAGAGAAACGATTACTCGACCATTCAAATACAATTAGCTATAGATTGGCGACTGTGTTTGGCATGTCACCTCGTATGCGTATTGATTTGTTGGTAAATGATTTTGTGCATCGTGCCGTTAAAGACGGATTCACAATTCTATTTGAAGGACATTTCAAAAGAAATTACATACATGTTTGCGATATATCAAATGCATTCATACACGCAATCAATAAATATGATAGTATGAAGAATCAAGTATATAACGTGGGACTTTCTGAAGCTAATATCTCTAAGAAAGAACTGTGTGAGATTATTCAGAAATACATCCCTACATTTACCTTTATGGAAGCAGAAGTGGGTAAAGACCCTGACCAACGTAATTACATTGTGTCTAACGACAAGATAGAATCTACAGGCTTTAAAACTCAGATGAGTCTAGATGCTGGGATTCAAGAGTTAATTAAAGGTTATAGAATGATTCGTAACACAGTTTATGGTAACATATAATTAATCTTAACGGCGGAACACCATCATTATATGATAACCACAAACACTTGTCAAGCTGAATAGAAGGAAATATGAATAACTATGCCGAAACATTTAAAGAACAGGGCTATGTTCTTGTCAAAAATTTTATTACATCTGAAGTAGCAGATTATCTGTTTGAGTACCTACGATTCTCAAGTCATGCTATTGTGATGGGTGGTATTAATAAAGTTGCTATTCAAGGTGATGAACAAGTACCAGGATCATTTGGTTCAAGGCATGGTGATCTTGCATTTGATTCTTTAATGAAACATATGCGACCTAAAATGGAAGAAGTTACAGGCCTTGAATTGTTTCCTACATATACTTATACTCGTTTGTATAAACCAGGTAATGAATTGAAAGCACATAGAGACAGACCTTCATGTGAAATTTCTTTAACAATGAAGTTAGGAGATACCGGTGGGTACAACTGGCCAATATGGATGATAGATAAAGAGTATTCGCTTGACAAAGGTGACGCAATCGTGTACCGTGGCTGTGAGTTAACACACTGGCGTGAAATATGTGAAGGACCTTCCGATTATAGAATGGGGCAAGTATTCATGCACTATGTTGATAAAAATGGACCTTACCCGGAATACAAATATGATAAACGAACAATCAAAGCAAAACTTTTCGAAAGTAACTTATGAGTGAAAAGAAACCAAAACACTATATTAACAATGCAGATTTCTTGGCTGCGTTAGTAGAATATCGTAAATTGTGTGACGAAGCAAAATCTAATGGCAAAGAAGACCCTAGAATACCAAATTATATTGGTGAGTGTTTTCTAAAAATTGCTGAACACTTATCACGCAAGCCAAACTTCATCTCATATTCTTTCCGTGATGAAATGATTTCAGATGGCATCGAAAACTGTTTAATGTATTTCCGCAACTTTGATCCTACCAAGAGTAGTAATCCTTTTGCCTACTTCACACAGATTATTTACTTTGCCTTCCTTCGTAGGATTATGAAAGAGAAAAAACAATTGTATGTTAAGTACAAGGCAACAGAACAATATGGCATTCTAGATGAGTATGAGATGTATGAAGATTCCGATGGCCATATGAAACAGTTCCAAATGTATGATAACATTTCCGAATTCATTCATAACTTTGAAGAAAGTAAACGGAAGAAAAAAGAAGGCAAAGTAAAAGGCCTTGAAAAATTTATTGAAGATATACCCGAATCCGCTTGACACTCAAGTTGATTTGTTATATAATTATAATCTATGAAAATAGCTTTAATAAATGATACCCATTTTGGCGCAAGAGGCGACAATCTAATATTCAATGAATACTTCTTTAAGTTTTGGGATAACATATTCTTTCCATACTTAGCCGAACATAACATTAAAACATGTATACATCTCGGTGATGTTCTTGATCGTAGAAAATTTATCAATCATAAAATTGCAGATGATTTCCAAAATCGATTTATGCGTAGATTTTGGGATAACAATATTGACACACACATACTGATTGGTAATCACGACACATACTATAAAAATACCAATAGAGTAAATGCCGTAAACAATCTATGCACAACATATGATAAAGTAAATGAACCTTTTATCTATGAGAATCCAAAGATTGCAACATTTGATGGTGTTGATATTCTTTTAATGCCATGGATATGTGATGACAACTATGACAGAAGTGTACATCTTTTAAAGAACGCTGAAGTCAATTTAGTTTTTGGCCATTTTGAAATTGCTGGATTTGAAATGGATCGTGGCAATGTGTGCCTACAAGGTCTAGATAAGAAAATGTTTGATAGATTTGATATGGTCTTATCTGGTCACTTCCATCACAAATCAAATGATGGAACAATCTTCTATCTCGGTAATCAATATGAGATGACTTGGGCTGATTATAATGACCAAAGAGGTTTTCATATCTTTGATACTGATACAAGAGAATTAACTTTTGTGCCTAATCCATATAAGATGTTTTATAAGATTACATATGATGATACAGTAAATGATTTTGAATTTTGGAAGACATATGATTTTGACCAACACAAAGACAGTTTTGTCAAAGTTGTAGTTCTTAATAAACAAAATCCTTATTTGTTTGATACTGTGCTTGATAACTTATATAAAGCTCAAGTAGCAGATATATCAATCGTTGAAGACTTTACAGACAACTTGATTGATATGGATCAAGATATCATCGATCAAGCAGAAGATACAATGACTATCTTGTCTAAGTATATTGACAACTTGGCATTAAAAGTTGAACCAGAGAAACTTAAAACCGTAATGCGTGAACTATATGTTGAAGCATTAAATACAGAGAGAACAGAATAATGGGATACACTAAAATTTTTAATAACCCAATTGAACGAGCCGGTATATCATATCCGTGGGCATATTGGGATGGAGCTTTTAATTCAGAAGAACTTGATAAAGTATGTAAGTATTTTACAGAACAGGGTGTCGAAAGAGGCACAACTGTAGGCAAAAAAGATCCGATTACAGGTGAAGTTACACAAACTGTAAATGATGAAGTTCGTGTATCGGATGTGAAGTTTTATAATTATGATCCGAAGAATGAAAACACATTATGGATCTTTCAGAGAATTAATTATGTTGTTGAAGCTTTGAATGAACAATTTTTTAATTATGATTTGAATGGATATGATTCATTCCAATATACAGAATATCAATCGTTTGAAGGTGGGAAATACGATTACCATATGGATACTATTATGGGCTCAAATAAACCTACAACTATGTTTGAGACTAGAAAGCTTTCTGTTACTCTGGTATTGAATGATGATTTTGAAGGTGGTGAATTTCAAATTAATAATGGCCAAGAAAAAGACGCAGAAACAATTCCAACAGGTAAAGGTAAATTAATTTTGTTTCCTTCTTTTATGATTCACCGTGTTAAACCTGTAACTAAAGGTGTTCGTAAATCTCTTGTTGTGTGGGTTAATGGTCCGAAATTTAGATAAATGATTATTTTTCGTTATGTACGTTGGAAGAATCTTCTTTCAACTGGAAATTATTTTACTGAGATAAACTTATATAATAACTCCAACACTCTTGTTGTTGGAGAAAACGGCTCGGGTAAGAGTACGATGCTTGATGCATTGTGTTTTGCCTTGTTTGGTAAAGCATTCCGCAGTATCAATAAACCGCAGCTACTCAATTCAATCAATCAAAAAGATTGTGTCGTTGAAGTAGAATTTGATTCAAACAACAAATCATACAAAGTCATTCGTGGTATTAAACCAAATGTCTTTGAGATTTATTGTGATGGTGAACTTGTCAATCAAGATGCAGCCGCAAGAGACTATCAAGAATACCTTGAGAAGTTTATTCTTAAACTAAATTACAAATCATTTACTCAGATTGTAATTTTAGGTTCTGCATCATTTACACCATTCATGCAGTTATCTTCTTCTGATAGAAGAGCTATCATTGAAGACTTACTTGACATTCAAATCTTCTCTACAATGAATTCTATTGTTAGAGAGAAAATGGGTATCAATAAAGAAACTATTACTGTAACAAAGTATGATATAGATTTGACACAACAGAAATATGATTTAGGTAAAAAACATATTGATGAAGTAAAACAAAACAACGATGAAAAGGTGAAAGAGTATGAGAGTGAGATACTTAATAGCAACCAAACCATACAAGCCTTACATGAAGAAATTGCTAACATCTCAGGACAAGTTGAGGTCTACTCTGCCGATGTGGCACTACAGGTTGAAACTGAGAGTAAAGTCAAGAAGCTTGGAAAACTTGAATCGCAGATTGAAAGCAACCTCTCCAAGTTTCAGAAAGATATTAGTTTCTTTCAACACAATGATGATTGTCCAACATGTAGGCAGTCCATTGCCACCGAGTTTAAAGAAGGACAGATACAGTCTTTGCAAACGAAAACAACCCAATGTGAATTGGGTTTAAAAGACCTTGAGACTAAGTTATTAGAAGAACAAGATAAACTTAATAAGATTGCTGAGACTCAAAAGGCAATTCAGAAATTGCAAATTGAAATTGCAACTAAGAATACAACAATCAATGAAGTCAACAAGTATATTTCTAAAATACAGAAAGAAGTTGCGGCATTGAAAGAGACAAAAGGTTCAACACAGCAACAAGAGATACAGCTGCAAGAACTCGCAAGTCAGTTGAAACAACTAGAATCAGACTTAAAAGTATTAATAGAAGAAAAAACATATTACGAAACAGCCTCTGGTTTATTGAAAGACACAGGTATTAAAACGAAAATCATTCGTCAGTATTTACCAGTAATTAATAAACTAGTAAACAAATATTTATCATCATTAGATTTCTTTGTGAACTTTAATCTTGATGAATCGTTTAAAGAAACTATCAAGTCAAGGCATCGTGATGATTTTTCTTATCATAACTTTTCTGAAGGTGAGAAACAACGTATTGATATGGCATTGATGTTGACATGGCGTGCTGTTGCAAAGTTAAAGAACTCTGCAAACACCAATCTGTTGATACTTGATGAGACATTTGATTCAAGCCTAGATACTAATGGCACAGAAGAACTGATGAAGATACTTCACATGCTTGATGGTGTTAATCTGTTTGTTATATCACACAAAGGTGATATTCTACAAGATAAGTTTTTGAATGTAATTAAATTTGGTAAAGAAAAGAATTTTTCAAGGGTATTAAAATGAGTAGCGAAATACTAACAATCGATACTGGTGCTGGGTTACTAGAAGAAAAGATAACACCATTACCAATCTATGCAGATACACATCCATTACTACTAGAAGTAATGCCAGAATACAAAGGTGAAATACCATCTTTCGATTTGCATCAACTGATTAAGAAATTAAAAGTTACAAGAAAGGCTTATGGTGGTATTGGTCTTTCTGCTAATCAATGTGGTATTAAAGCCAGAGTGTTTGTTTTAGGATATGAAGACTCGTTTGATATGGTGTGTATCAATCCAAAAGTATTAGAGATATCGGAAGATATTATAAATGACAATGAAGGGTGTCTTTCATTTCCTGGATTGTATTTGAAGGTAAAAAGACCAAGTAAAATTAAAGTTGAATACACCGCAGAAGATGGTAAAGTTACGCAAGTTGAGTTAACTGGTTTAACAGCTAGATGTTACTTACATGAACTAGATCATATGAATGGTGTTAAATTTACAGACTATGTTGGTCCTCTTGCTTTAAAAATAGCAAAAGAGAAACAACAAAAGAGAATCAAGAAACATACAAGAATGAGTAAAAAATGAATTTAGCAACTATTGCCGACTTAGATACTATTAAATCTATATTTGCCCCTTATGCGAAGGCATACTTTCCTCACATTAGACAAGATTATATTTGCCGCAAAATTGAAGCAAACAATGTTATAATCGAAGATGGTGTCGTAATCATATTCGGTGTTTATAAAAAGAAACAGAAGATCGGCAATATGGAAGCTGTGAGAGGTGATGCTCACATTGGACAGATTGTTACCTTATCTCAAGGTGCCGGTAATGCTTCTAAAGTACTTAACAAGTTTTTCGAAGAAGTAAATACGAATGTGTGGTTGACTGTGAGATCATCTAACGATAGAGCTAGATCATTCTATGTCAAGAATGGAATGAAAGAAGTTGGTTCGATTGATTGGGCATCAGGTACAATACCTGGTACTGTTTACAAATATGAGATATAATGAAATACTTTTACGAAAAGAATACTGAACTCTTAGAGTCTTCTGTTAATAAGAAATTCGAAGAACTACTTTGGATGACCAAAGATGAATTTCGTCAATGGGTGATTGACATGAGAGCTGAAGTTGTTCGTTTGTGGGATGATAAAGGTCAGCCGCCAAGAGTTGGTTACAATGAACTAGAAATTATTAATCAATTTAATGAGATGACTTCTTTTCCTGTTCGTAAGTTTCTTGTTGAAGATGAATTGACTGGTGAGAAAGATGTGATTCGTAATACATCAAATGTTGGTAATGCAGTTAACCAATGGTTTCCAACCATGATGAAGACACGCATCAACTATACCAAAGATGTAAACAAAGGCAAATCAATCTATGACTTCTTTGCAAAAGAAGAATTGTTAGACACGTTTGTAACATATGCATCACGACATTTCAAAAGAGATTCGTTCTATCATCACTCTACGCCTATTAAAGCTAATCAATTGATTGATGATATTGGTAGTTACAGATACATTGCAAAATCAGCAGAAGACTTTATTGCTTGGTTTGAAACTAATGCTCGTGCGTATGATACACATGACTATTGGTTAGAACCAACGAATGCAGATAATGAGTATACTGGTTACAATGAAGACTTGAAGAATCAAACCTATTTACAAATTAGTAAAGATGATTTATTGAAGTTAAATGTTCCTGCTAATTCTATCACAAACATCGAACACAAAGATGCACAACTGTTCCGTATTCGTTTGTTTAAAAAGAATCAGAAAGTATTTCCAGTTGGTCTAAAAGCCTTCCGTGTTTCATTCTGTCAATATGCAGTTAACTTTCCTCCATTGACTGCAAAGTTTTTGTATGAAAGATATACAGAACATTTTAAATCACAAGAACAAATTAATCTATACGATCCATCTTCTGGCTGGGGTGGTAGATTACTTGGTGCTCTTTCTATTGATGATGAGAGAAACATTCATTACATTGGCACCGATCCAAATAAAGATCACAGTACAGAAAATAATAGAACGAAGTACCAT